CCATTAGTATCAATTCTCATTCTTTCTGCTGCATTTGTCCAAAATCTCATAGCATTAGCAGAATGGTCATAAATAATCATACCTATATCGTTATCATCACTATCACCAAAATTTATATATCCTGCACCTGATGTACCAGATAAAATACTTAAACCATTTTCAGTATCTTCTAAAACTAAAAGATTACCTTGTGCAGATGCACTAGCACCTGTATCAGAAACTTTTGCATGAATTTTACCTAAAGGTGAAGTTTCTCCAATTCCAACATTTTCACTACTATCAATAGTTATAGCTGTTGCATCTGCATTATCGTCTATGCCTTGGGATGTAAAATTACCTGAAACAGTTAAGTTTTGTGCCATGGTGACATGTTGGTTTTCATCTATAGATATTGATGGTGTTGTACCAACTGTTGATCCCAGACCAATAACTAAATCGTCTGCTGAATCATCTAATCCAATATAAAAATCTTGTGCATTACCATCAAAAACAAGTTTGGTATCTTCTGCGCCAGCATCACCAATAGTAAGACTTGGGTTTGTACCTTTTATTATTACCGCACCGCCAAAATCTACTTGGCCCATGTCAACGGCTGTACCAGAAAGACTAAAAATGCCGTCAACTGAATCTAAATTATTGTTGAGTTTTGTACCCCAAGTATCAGTTGATGCCCCTACCTCTGGTTTTGTAAGGTTTAAATTAGTTGTAAATGTATCTGCCATAAAATATCCTCTATGCTGCGTCAGTCCAGGTTGTTGTTGTTACGGACTGATCTGTCCAAGTTGTTGTAGCTGGTGTTTGATCTGTATAAGAGGTAGTTGCTACAATCTCTTCCTCCCATTTTAGACCTCCTTCAGCAGAAAATCCACTTGTTTGTGCAAATGTTCCTGCCCCTCTATCTATTTGTCTGCCTACGGCAACTAGAGATCCTACCGCTGCTATAGTAGATTGACCTGTAAAAGTAAATCTACCTACTGCTGTCATGTTAGAAATGACAGGTCCAATACTTGCGCCAAGATCAATTTGATGTCCTGTAGCTGTCATACCAGATGACGCTGCTATGACTGATGCACCTAGGTCTATTTGAACTCCAGATGCAGTCATACCTGATGACGCAGCTATAGTTGCTACGCCGTCATGTATAAGTGTGCTGTCTGCGGTAAATCCTGAAGATGCTGCTATGGTAGAAGCACCCGTAATTACAAATCTACCTGTTGCCGTAACTGCTGATGTGCCAGCTATTGTTGATGCGCCTGTAATGACAAAACGCCCAGTCGCAGTAAAACCTGATGAACCAGCCGCATTTGCCTGCGCAAATTCGTAAGATGGTGTACCCCAATGACTCCTGCCGTATTTACTAAAGCCGTAGCCTACTGAGGCCATTGTATTAAGCTAATGTAATATCTAAGTCGCCAGCATCAAATCTAAACACATCACCACTACTTACTGTTTTGTTTGCAGTAAGAGAAGCATAAGCAAGTAAATTACCGCTTGATGATGCGTCAAAAATACCAACTGCAACTACTGTTCCATAGTCGGCTGTAGCTGTTGGATATTCAACTGCTGCTGCGTTTGTTGCGGTCGTTGGGTTTGTGCCAGAAACATTAAATGTAGCTGTTTGTCTTGCGTATGAGCCACCGCTCACCTCTGTTCCACCACCAGTATCAGTTGGTGCTACAGTAAACAAAGCAACATGTAAAGTTGATGGTGCTGTGAAAGCATTACCACCAAATACATGTTCTAAAACTTTATCTTCTAAATAATCGCTAAATCCAGACATTTATATTCTCCTAATTGTTCTTCATATAATATATGTTTTTACCAGCTTTGCCATAAGTTTTTCTTCTCTGCATAAGAGATCCTTTGCCAAATTCTGCTTTTTCTTGTTGTAATCTTATTTCTTCTAAGGCTTTTTCAAACTGTGTTGTAAATAAAGGTATTCTTTCATCCTCCATTAAAAATACAGACGCGTGCTTCAAAGCACCATACAAATATGCGTCTGGATGATTAAGTGAAACAAAGTTTGTTGTGTTGCTATCACTCAAAGAATCTATTTTGCCATAGTATGTCAGTTGTAAAGTGTAGCTTGTATCTGGTGTAGGTGCTAATTCTAAAGTCTTGTCAACGATTGAATAATAAATTGGTTGACCAGTTGAGTTGTTGTTTGATTTTCTATATACATCCAATGACTCTATTGATTGCTGAAATAATGGTCTAAAGTCATTTGATGTTATTTCTATATTTATTGCCTCTAACCAATCAGTTGGCAAAGTAAGATATTGCGCATCAGCTGTTGCTGTTGCTCTTTTGACCATATCTTTTGTTCGTAACCTTCTATTTAGTTCGCCTTCAGTTGCGTCAATAAAAAAGTCTAATTGACTGGTAAGGTCTGATCTATTTAAAAAGTCGGCTATGTTTGTTTTTAACTCTGCGTATGTCATATTCTACCTTTCCAAGTTCTAAATGGTCTATTGTCAGGATCATTTAACCATTTTTTCAATGCTTTTTTATCATTGATTGATCCGTCCCTAACCATCTGTTGATATATTACCATAGGAATCTCTGCAACATGACGAAATTCTTTGCCTGGTTTATATTCAGACAAATTTTTTACATAGTCTAGAGTGGGTTGTATGTTTTGTTTGGTATGACAAATCATCTTATCATCTTCAGTAGCAAAGATGTTTTCACTATTTTTAGAATAATCTAATACAGTTTTTGTTGCCATAATAAAGTGTGGGGGCATACACCCCCACATTACTAGCTATTAACCAGCGTCAGTTGATGAAACTTTAACATCAGCAATAATACCATGTGCTGCTTCATTCTTCATTTCAAGTCCGTATTCTACGACTATCATTTTAGTTTGAGCGTCACCGATTGTGCTTATGTCAATGGTTTCAAAATTTCTGAGGTATGCTACACCAGCAAATTCTGGATCTAACAGATGAACTGCTTGTTCTCTACTTCTG